ATTACTTCACATCAGCATTGCCATGGCCACAAAAAGGCGACGCCGTTTCTATACCATTAGGCACAACCGCACCTATCCAGGGAGACGGCACCACCCCGATAATGAATAACGGTACATCAGCCGCTGCAATGCAGGGCGACGGTGCCACACCAGCCGACGTAAAACTTAACGCATCCATCGGCGGCGCTGGTCCACTATTCTTTGACAATTTAACCCCAGACGGATCAACAGGACTCGAGGCCGACCTCTCAACAGCAACTGCCGCAACCATCAACCAACTTCGCCAGGCATTTCAAATTCAAAAACTCTTAGAGAGAGATGCCCGGGGCGGCACCAGGTACACCGAGATCGTGAGGAGTCACTTCGGTGTAACCTCCCCGGATCAAAGATTACAACGCCCCGAATTTCTCGGCGGCGGTACTGCCGGCGTCAATATAACCGAGATTCCACAAACAGCATCAACCGTAACAGATGATTCACCAGTCGGAAGACTGGCAGCAAAAGGTACAGTGTCATTTTCAGGACACGGATTCACAAAATCATTTACAGAACACTGTTACGTGATCGGCCTGATCCATATTGGCGCTGATCTCACTTATCAACAAGGACTAAACAGATTATGGTCACGCTCAACAAGGTACGATTTCTATTGGCCTGCACTTTCACACATTGGCGAGCAAACAATATTAAACAAAGAGATATATGCGGATGGATCCGCAAACGATGATCTTGTATTCGGTTATCAGGAACGCTATGCCGAATACAGGTATAAACCATCATTAATCACAGGCCAATTCCGATCCAATTCAGCGACGCCACTCGATGCCTGGCATCTTAGCCAGGACTTCTCAACACTGCCCGTACTGGGTGACACATTTATTCAGGATAATCCACCAATCGACCGCGTCATTGCCACCCCAACAGAACCGCATTTTATATTCGATTCACACTTCAAATTCACCTGCGCACGACCGATGCCGCTCTACGGTGTGCCAGGTAATATCGATAGGTTCTAATTATGGGAAACTTTTTCAAAGATACTTGGGACACAGCAGTAGATAACCCAATGGCCACTATCGCCAGTATTGCGACAGGAAACCCAATGCCACTATTGATGGCTTCATCATCAGCAAAAGGCGTTGAACAAACCAACGCCATTAACCAGGCTGAAGCCCAAAAACAAAGGGACTTTACGTCCGATCAGGCATTGAGACAAATGGACTTTCAAGAGCGAATGGCCAATACTGCCCATCAACGTCAAATCAGCGACTTAAAGCGAGCAGGGTTAAACCCTATTCTCGCAGCCGGTGGTTCCGGCGCGTCTTCACCAGGTGGCGCGTCCGGTTCTGGTACATCAACCGCACCGGCAGGGAATAAAGTTCAAGCTGCATTAGACATGAATATGCAATTGGCTCAAATTGCCAATACGAAACAAAATACAGCACTGGGTGAAGCGCAAGCCAATTTAGTAGGCGCACAAGAAACAGTACAAGCTGTTGAGCAACAAAGGCGCGTTATAGAAATGGATATACTCCGGGAGGAACTTAAACGCGCCCGCGCCTCAGGAAAACTTTACAATGATAAAACCTACGGGCCTATTCTCCGGTTAATGGAGATATTAGGCCTTAACGCAAATTCAGCAAGGGGCCTTTTAGGTCCTAGGAGATAGAGACATGCCAACAAAAAACCTGCACCGCAGAAACCATTTAGACGTGAACCGCGTTCAAATTGGCTTCGATCCAGAAGAAGGTCGCACAAAACAAAGTCATAAAGACGAGTGCGACGTCAATCAAATTATGGCCCGGTTCCAACGTACCGGGGCCATCACACATTTCAATAAACACAGTGCTCACTACGAAGACATGACTGGCTTCGATTACACAACAGCAATGCAACAAGTTGCTGAAGCACAATCAATGTTCAACGAACTACCCTCAAAATTGAGGGATCGCTTCCAGCACAATCCAGCCAACTTTCTAGACTTCGTACAGGACCCCAGCAACGGGCCAGAGGCCCGTGAACTGGGGTTACTCAACGAAGCCCGCAACGCGGAAGGGAGCGCGCTGGAAGCGGTAACTAGCAAGACTGGACAGGACGTCCAGGCAAGCGTCAAGGAGGATCAACCGACTATATAACCCTCAGCAACTAAGCATTGCACTATTGCCCCCCTTTTTAAGGGGGGCTTTTTTATGGGGGGTTCATTGTGGTTAAATCGGTGGGAAAAACAAAGCGCCTCCATTTAGAGGCGTTTTTTCCACGGATTTACCCAACAAATCCACCAGCGAGTTCCGAGCCCATGACAGTTCTCTACTTGATGTAACTGTCATAGGTGACAGAAAAATTCTGGCACCAAACACAAAACTGGACTATTATTAGTCCAGATCAACCAACAAAATAGGTAAATTCCATGTTCAGACGCAAAATGTCAAAACGATCAAGCCGAAAATCCTTTCGTAAAGGCGCAGTAAAAACCCACAAAATGAACATCAATCCCCGCCCAATGCGCGGAGGCATTAGATTATGAGGAAAGCTTCAACAATAGAAGAGATTCGCAAATCTTTAAAGTTACAGCGATTCCTTAAAAAATCAAAGCATTATAGCAACGCATATGTACGGTTTTTACAATGCCATGCTTCCACCCCGTAGATGCCTGGAATACTGGAGAACTAACCGAAAATGGCAAAAACGTTATCACATTTAAACCGGAGGACGGCAAAGGATTTGGATTCCAAATTCCGTGCGGTCAATGCATTGGCTGCCGTCTTGAAAAAAGCAGAACTTGGGCGATTCGATGCTTACATGAAGCGCAAATGCACCCAGACAACTGCTTCATAACACTTACTTACGATGACGATCACTTACCACTTGACCAATCACTCAACGAAGTTCACTTCCAGAAATTCATGAAAAGACTTCGAGCAGATCACCCCGGTCAAAACATACGCTACTATCATTGTGGCGAATACGGCGAAAACTTCAGTCGGCCACACTATCACGCCATATTGTTCAACTTCGATTTCAAGGACAAAATACTATGGAAAACAATCAACGATGTTCCGTTATATATAAGCGAATACCTCTCAAAAAAATGGAAAAAAGGATTCTCAACGATAGGAACCGTCACATTCGAGAGCGCGGCCTATGTAGCCCGCTACGCTATGAAAAAGATAACCGGCGATCAAGCTGACGCTTACTATGAAAAACCTCATCTCCACACTGGTGAGATTCTTAAAGTCAAACCTGAGTATTCTACGATGTCTCTTAAACCAGGTATTGGTCAAGACTGGTACCTCAAATATAAGGGCGATGCCTTTCCAAGTGACTTTGTCACTCACCAAGGTAGAGAATACCCTGTTCCCAAATATTACGATCACTTACACGAGATCGATGATCCAGACAGACACAAAGAAATCATTCAACAACGCAAGCGCAAAATGCGCAGGAGGGCCCACGACCATACACCCGAACGACTCGAACAACGAGAGCAAGTGAAAATTGCTCAATTAAACCAACTAAAAAGAGACCTAATAAAATGAATATTTATACAATCTACGATATCAAAGCAAATGCTTACCTTACCCCTTTCTTTTTGCCTACAGATGGAATGGCAACACGCACCTTTGCAGACTGTGCAAACGATCCACAACACCAATTCGGAAAGCACCCCGAAGACTATATACTTTGGAAAATTGGAACATACGACGATGCAGTCGGCATCATCACTCCATTAGAAAATCACGAAGCACTGGGTAAAGCAGTAGAATACGTCGATCCCAACGCACCCCAACAACTAGATATACAGGAAGCTTAAAAATGCGATCAGTAATGAAACATAAATTTAGTGAGGTACCATCCGCAAAAATTCCTCGCGCCAAATTCGATAGGTCACATGGACATAAAACCACCTTTGACGGTGGCAAACTTATACCGATCTTCCTCGACGAGGCTTTGCCAGGCGATACATTCAATTTACGAATGGCCGGATTTGGCCGTATGGCTACACCTATATATCCCTTAATGGACAACCTACGCGCTCAAACATTTTTCTTCGCAGTACCTAAACGCCTGGTCTGGGATAACTGGGAAAAATTCAACGGTGCGCAGGAAGACCCCGACGATTCAACCGATTACACCATACCCAAAAAAACAGCCACGTCCTACGCGGCTGGTTCAGTAGGTGATTACTTCGGGCTTCCGACATCGGTAGCCATAGATGCAAACGTGCTTCCATTTCGTTGCTATACACTCATTTATGATGAGTGGTTCCGAGATCAAAACCTGCAAGATTCGTTAAAAACAACAAAAGACGATACCAGCGGAGTATCCGCTAGCTTTGGAGCTGGCGCTTTAAATCCACTAAATCGCGGCAAAAGGCACGATTACTTCACATCAGCATTGCCATGGCCACAAAAAGGCGACGCCGTTTCTATACCATTAGGCACAACCGCACCTATCCAGGGAGACGGCACCACCCCGA